GTTTGAGGTCCGACAACGTATCTCCTGCCCTGACAACAACTTCCGATAGATTGCAGAACTGGTAGGGCCTGAGGATGATCTCTGAGCATGGATTAGTTCCAAAATCATAGGTAGCATCTCGTCGCTCATTCTTTGCAGCTTGCTTTTGACTTGCGACTCTAGAGAACATTCCTCGTTCTCCGGAGCGGGACTCGTATAAACTTTTCCACTCATTTAAAAACGCCTCAAAGTCTGGCTTCTCTGTGTAACATGCGCTGTTGTTCGCTAGTCCCCGTTGAGGATTATCTTGCCACCACTGGCCTGACTTACATCGTCTAAGTCTATCGTCGGTAAGATTAGAGAGACTGATGAGAGCGGACCTGCGTACACCGCCGACGACGACGATCTGTGCAATCTTACAGCAGAGATCATGGCATTCGATGGAGCTAAGTTTACGTCCAGCAGCTTCCCGAAAGACGCTGACTGTGAAGTTGAACAGATCGACAAGAGGTTCTGGACCAGATGCTCTACCTCCGAAGGTCTTAAGGGTTGCCCCTGCAAGTCGTACTCCAGATACGTCCCATTTTGGAACTTGACCTGAATAGAGCAAGCTGATAAGTTCTCTGTAAGCTTTAGCCCATCCAATTTTGCTGTCAGCGACGTGTATAATGGTATCTGTGGCATGAAAGTCCTCTGCTACTTCTGGTAATTTTGTTACGTACTGACGCTCTACACTAAAGCCCACACCAGTGCCACACATAAGAACGTACATCATTTCGTCAAACGCTTTAGGGTGGTCGATAGGCATGTAGGAGCAGTTAAACCCAGCTACATTGTCACGGTCTAGTGCTTCTCCAGCAGTCATAAGTGCCCGCATGGAGGGCATTACGTCTAGCTCATGAATAGCGTGGAATATTTCTGATTGGTCGAACTCGTTTAGTTCTACACGGTCTACCCAATAATCTAGGTATCGGTTTACTGTTTCTTCCCAAGTCTCCCGTCGCTGCTCCTCTGGTAGGTAACGAGCGTAGCGTGACTTGTGTATGTACTGTTGATATGCGTCCATTAATTTAGTTCCTTAATTAGTCGTTCGATGTACCACTTACACTTACGTAAGTCTTCGATGGGTTTACCTTTGTAGTCGTAGCGCCAGAGGTACTTCAGTGCGTTACCCTTGAGATAACCATTGAACTCGTGTTCAGGCATGGACGCTTTGATTGCTTCGATAGCTTCGATTGATCCTTTGTTGTAGTGGTCAGGTTGGTCCACAGGGTCTACCTGCTTCGTCTTCTTCAATATAGAAATACCGTCCCACTCAGCAGCAGTTGCGTCATCAATGCTCATCTTCTGTCTCCTCTAGGTCTGCTTCAAACACGTCTAGTCTGTTAATAAACTTATCTTCAAAACGGTCTAGTAACTGCTCTGAAGTGATCTCTAAAGCCTCTAAAAGATCGTCAGGATCGTAAGACTTTAATAGTCTTTCCTTAATTTCTTCAAGCGTTAGAGACACGATCAATCAACTCCTGTAGTGTTTCTATAGTATACCATAAAATTTTCTCTTTGTCACACCATTCTGACATAGTCATCTTGGCACCCTTCCGAATCTTTTTGTTCGGTTGCATAAGAACAAACACTAGCTCTTGTCCTTCGGGGAGTGAGTCCCTGATGCTTGTATATTTTTTCGTATCTCCGTCTCTGAAATATCCTTTGCATTCAACAAGAAATAGACCGCTACTATCGACAAAATCAGGACGATAAGACCTAGAAATAGTGTAGGGGATAGTGAAAGGCTCATAGTCAAACTCCTTTAGTACTTTGCTGACATCGTCTTCAAACGTGCTACGAAATCGTGATTTCTTGGACTTTCGGCTCATTATGTACCTCTGTTAAATAACGTGGTCCTGAAGAGTAAGCAAAGGCTCTAAGGTCAGGCCAACAGTTTTTCTTATATGCACAGTAAGAACAACCAGTATCTAATTTCATGTTACCACTCTTGCCGTCTGCTTTTGGCTGGTAACAGTGTTTAGGGGGCTCTGGTTGTTTTACCATTGTTTTAATATGGTTGATATGGTCACCAATGTCGTAACCTATGTATTCATAGATAGGTGCTTGGGTGTCCTTCTCGTCGTACATGAGATACGTGAGATGACCATTCTGCTTATCCATTGCTAACCATCCAAAACGATTAGATCCCTCTGCGTTCGCGTATCCCTTAATTTGTGCAATGTATCCAAACGGATCATCAGTAGCCAAAGTGCCGTCTTTGAATTTCCTAAACCCATAAGTGGAAACACTTTTAACGTCTGTGACAATACCGTCAATTTTGCAGTCCATAGAACCTGTAATACCATTAACTTCACACTTTTTCTGTTCATCAGTTACCTCGTGCCCTGCTGCTCGTGATAAGAAAAGGAGTAGTTCCTCTATAAGATGACCGTAGAGAAACTTGACATAGGTGTGGCCCTGCATATCGTCAGCCTTCTCTACGTCATTCCAGACGTTCCAAAGGTAACGGTCTTTGCGTCCAATGTTGGACATACGTAACTTGCGTGAGTCGTCACGCTTTTTAGTAAACTCATTACGCATAAGCTGCTTAACGCCTTCACCAAAGGTCTCAATACATTCCTCTATGTCCACACCTTCGGGTACTTGTTTAGTCTCTACCAGTTCGTAGATGTCATTCACTAACGTATAAATGTTTTTCATTCCGACTGCTCCAAGTAGTCTATCGCTCTTTGTAAAAACTCTTTATCGTCATAAAAACCACCTAATGACCTGTTGCAATTATGACACAACCAGCCTCTAAATGTATCATTTTCGTGACAATGATCTAAAGCCCATGCACTGTTTATTTGATTTCCTTGTCCCTTAACCTCTGATTCCCCTCTCAAACAAATGGGACATTTGTAATCTTCAGAAGGATAGGCTTGATTCTTTCTAAGCCTGTCCCTAACTTTTTGTAAGCTGTAATTACACTGCTTACATTCACTTCTCAAATAAGGTCTACCTGAGTTTTTAGAGTAAAAAGACAAGGGTAAGTCACGATTACATTTAATGCAAACTTTACTTTCTCCCTCTATTTCGTAATCATTTTCATCTATAAAACTTATTTGTTCCGTTAATGAGTCTCCGCCCACGTATTACCTACCTTATATTCTCCGTCTAGAGGACATCTTAAGTCAAAAGCAACGCCTGAAGCCTTTAGACACTCCACAGCTAGCCAGCCGTATTTGTCTGCATGGTTAGTAACCACTTCGGCTTGGACCTCGTCATGTATGTTACCTAGGAATTTGTAGTCAAGTTTCCATTGCTGTGCGTACTCATCAAGAATGACCAAAGCCTTCTTCATTACTATTGCACCAGCAGCTTGTAGTAAGGTATTTAATGCAGCATGTTCTGATCTGACTCTAAGTCTACGACCATCGAGTCCTCTGAGATAACCTCTCCCAGAAGCTCTACCAACGCGTTCTCGTAGACTGTTAAGAGAAGGTGTATTTCGTAGAAATCTGTGTTTAAGCTCTGCACCATCAGTTGCGCTTCCTCCAACGATAGATCCGATTTTGGCATCTCCAGCTCCATAGAGGAAAGCGTAGATGAAAGTTTTTGCTTGAGGTCTTGTTTCCAACCCTGCAGCCATTTGATTTCGTGTGTGAATATCTTCGGTGAGGAGGACATTAGTAAATTCCTTATCGTTCATGTAATGAGCTAACATTCGTAGTTCGAGGCCACTAGCGTCGAAACCTACTAGCTTCTTTCCTTCAGGTATAGTCCAGCAAGAGCGGCACTCATGTCCATAAGGACTGTGGCTTGCTGGGACTTGGGCCATGTTAGGACTCTGGTGTGTCATACGGCCTGTAACAGCACCGTTACTAATAACACGGCCGTGGACTCTGCCGTTATCGCGTACAGCCTCTAACCAAGAATGTACCTGTGCATATCGCTTTTGAAGAGTAAGGTACTCCAGAACCTTTGCAGCCTCCGGGACGTGTTCGTTCTCTCTAAGCGTCTTCTCATCGACAACAGGCTTTCCATTTGGCGTCGTCTGGTTCCACTTCGCACCCTTAGTTGCAAGTCGTTCTGCAACTTGTTGTCTGGACCCAACATTGAAAACTGTAACTTTGTCCTTAAGTCGTTTCCCTGTCTTTTCAGAAATCCTTTCTTCGACAATGGGCGGGAACATCTCTTGTAGTTCGGCTTCAATTGCATTCATGCCTTCCTTGAATGTTGCACAAAGGTCGTTAGCTAAACGCTGATCCAGAAGCCAACCATTACGTTCCTGTTGTTGAATAACAAACTGTACTTCGTGTTCTAGCTTAATACAGTCCTCAGAAAACTCCTGCATGTCCTTAACCAACTTCTTGTGCACTGCTTCTGTGACTGCTACGTCACGCTTGCAGTACTCAATCATCGCGTCAGAGAGCATAGACCAGTCATCGTGGTCACCCTTTGGGAAGCCCAAGGTTTCACCCCAAGCTCTCAACGAGTGTCCACCCTGTCTGCTTGGGTCAAACAGACGTGACAACACCAATGTGTCCACTATGCGCTCAGGAGCCACAGAAAGCCCCCAGAGACGCTTTAGCACCGGGAGGTCATAACCTATCAGGTTGTGTCCACAGACGCTCACAGAGCCTTCTAGAGCCTTACAGAGGGTGTCAGGGTCTAGGTGTACAGTGCTTACACCGTTCTCCCTAGTCACAACACACCAAATGATGTCGGGAGTCAGGCCGTCGGCTTCCAGATCTAGGTAAATCACTCTTGAATAACCTCATTCAAAGAAATCTCTGGATGGTAAAGATCTAAACCGTGTTCTTCGTTATCACTAAGTAGAAAAACCCTGCACTCCTCTTCTGACCCTTCAAAAATAACATCATAACATCTCCATTCAAATGGGTTGTGGAAACGCACTTGCCATACTGAGTTCATTAAAAGTCTGCTCCTACTTCAGGGTTAGCTACTTCTGTCATCCTTCCGGTACTTCTGTCGTACTGTAGGTAACACGCTGGTCCAGTTTCACCCGTGTAACGATTCTTCAGGACTCGAACAGTAGTCGTGTTCCTGATGTCTTCGTTAGCGTTCTGCTGGTCACGCTCCATACCTATTACTATGTCGGACAGTTGTGCAATCGCTTGTGACCCACGTAGTTCACCCAAGGATATCTGAGCACCGTCCTCGTGTGCCTTACCTTGGGATCGACGAAGGTGTGACACGAGGAATAAGCTTATACCTGTTTCAGCTACTAAGGTGCGCAGCTTGGTCATTATTTCATCAATGGCCTTTCGTTCGTCTCCTGACTCTTGGGAACTGACGACGATGGACAAGTGATCCAGTACGACATACCTGCAGTCCAAGGCTTTTGCCATGTAGCGAACACGGGAGAGGAGGTTATCTGCTGAAGTCGATCCCCAATGGTCGAATAAGTAGTAACGTCCTGTTCCCAGTGTGGCTTCCCAGTAGGGCCGAAGCTGGTCCACTGGCGTGTCCTCTTCCAAGTGTAGGGGCCTGTTCGCCGCCACCGACATGATACCAAGACTTGTTCGGGCCACGTCTTCCTCGAGGGCCAACACCCCAATATTTCCTTCGCATCGCTGTAGCAGGTCATGCTCAATTTCTCTGATGAACTGTGACTTGCCCATACCACTACCGCTGGTGATCGTAACGAGTTCATACGGCCTATGCCCCCTAGTTATATCATTAAGGCCTTCCCAAGGATATGGGATAGATTTTACCTGTCGTTTTTCTACTAAAGATTCCCACGTATCTGCTCCGGCTATGATACCGTCTGGACGATAGGTCTTGGCATTCCACCATGCTTGAGTAAAGTCCTTAACCCTATTAGCCATAAGCATGTCACTGGCATCCTTGACGGGTAATTTAACTATCTTTAGCTTATTAGGGCTAAATAGGTCCTTCACCTGCTCCAGAGCAGCTTCGCCAGCTTTGTCGTTATCAAAGCAAAGGACTACGTTTTCATAGGACTCAAGCCACTCTAGCTGTTCTTTGATTTCCTTGGCGGCATTACTAGCACCTGAACGTAGGGAAACCACGTCGTACTGTTTGTTGAACATCTCGTAAACGGCTAATGCGTCTAGCTCACCTTCAGTGATTGTAATGTACTTGTTGGAAGTGCATTGTTGCTGACCAAAGAAACCAGCACCTGCATTATTGCCTGTTGTGTAAAAGCTTTTGGTTTTTACCTCACGTACCTTTGCAGCACATATATCGTTAGTGTCTGTACAGTAGTAAGGGTAATAGTGTTTGATGATCTCGCCTGTACCAGAGTACTCTACGGTTACACCGAAACGTGAACAGGTATCTTGGGATATGCGGCGATTGGGTATTGAAGCAACCACCCCAGCCATATTAAGGGGTTTAGCTTTTGGTAGTGTTTCAGTAGACACAGAACCGTCACCTCTTGTTCGGTAATCACAAACGGCATTGAAACAATGTGTGGAGCCGTCATCGTAAATAGCAAGGGCATCCGAAGAACCACACTTCGGACACCCTTCATGTCTAAGGAACTTACCCATTAAAAGTCAGCAGATTCTGACTCTAGGATCTCAGCTTCCTCAAGTACCTTAACGGCCTCGAGGTAAGTAGCCACTCCGTGAACTGGGTGGGCGTTGCCTAACTTGAACTTAAGGCGCACCTTTGAGTTATAAGGTACTTCTTTGGGGAGCATCTCTGAAACATCTGGATTAGTTTCAAGATCATAATCAGGATTAACTTCTAAATACTCACGACCTTCGGCGTCAAACACCTTAATGTCGTACTTGGACTTGAACTTCCGTTGCTTGTTGCCTTGATAGTCCTTAATCTTAACGCCCTGTGCAGCCAAGGTAGTTGCGTCGTCCTCTGACATTGTGATTGTCAAAGAGTAGGCACCTGTGTCCTGACCGTTGAACACGTCATGTTTAGTTACGTTGCTGAAGTTTACAACACCTTCAATTACATTTGTCATGGAATAATCTCCGTTAGCTTCTTATGTCAGCAGGATTGCATAACATAATAATATTGTACCACTTTTTACACTGAAAGTACAATCTTCTCTATGGGGTTTTTCTTGTCGCCTTCGTTAAAGACAATGTGGGCCTCCTTTACGTCCTGCTCATAAAAGTCCACAGAAACTTTTACGGGCTTTTCAAGGTTGTAGCCTTCGGCTTTCAACACTAAGTCAAAAAGTTGTCCATAAGTCATTTAGTCGTCTCCTTCTGGTAGTTCATCACTTGCTAAAAATAAAATCTTGTCCAATGTGTTCCTAGACATAACCACATTACCACGGTCGTCCAAGGACAGCTCTAGGTCCTTACGTAGCACGAAGGGTATACCACCCCAAGGGTCGGCCCTCATGATGTCATTGGTCACTGTACGGGCTTGTGTGTAGCCTAAGCAGTAGATGGAGTAGTCACCCCCATCGACTACATAGATACTCTTTTCGTCTATAGACATACTTAAGTTACTCCTAAGTTTACTAATGTAGTTTACTACTATGATTACTTCTTTAGTTTACTTCTTTAGTTACTACTTAAGTAATACTTTAGAAGAGGGTATCATAGTCTTCGTCATTTGTCAATGACCCATATGGGTTATCTGTTTCCTCCTCTAGGGTTATTCCCCCGTAATTAAAAGTAGAATTAAGGCAGTAGCTACAAAAATCAATAAAGTTGCCATGTGTGTCCTTCTTGGTTAGTTCGTGGTCTTCTAAGATTCTATTACAAGCTTTGCACCTCATAGGTTTTCTCTCCAATGAGGTCCATAGATGTCTAAGAAATTTTCTTCTATTTCGGCATAGGTCATTGTTTTTATCCTTTGTTTAACCTTAAGTCTAAACATTTCCACTTCATATTCTTCTATCATAGAAGTCATATAGAGGAACTCATTAAGTTCCTCATTAGTAAAGATAGACTGTGGATCCGGTGGCAGCATTTGCTCAACCATAGTAGTCACCCTTGAGTTTATTTATAACTTTATCAATAACTACTTGTTCAGCCTTTTTCCACTCCTCTAGGTCATCTAATGGTTCTTCATTGTCCGACTCTAGTTGGTCATAATAATCATCGTGCCAATATTCCCAACTTTCTTTTGTCATTGTTACCTCTCCTTTGCACCAACGTAGCGTTGAAGTTTACCATATGCCCTGATTTTTTTCAAAGCATTACGCTCTATTACTTGAACTTGAGCCCTAGATATGCCTAGGGCTCTTCCAATTTCTTCATGGGACATAAAATAGTCAGAGGGTTTACCGTGGTATTTCATTAGTAGTCTTCTCCCTCTTTAAGAACTATTTCTTCCCCTCGTAAAGGCACAGGATCAACGTCTAAGGAATGAACCTTGAGAACTTCTTCCCTGTCGGCATAACGGTCAAATAACTCTATGGCGTGTTCACGGTTTTCTGCCTCAACTTTTACTGAATAAACCTTAGTTAAAATTACTTCGTATGTGTACATAATTTACTCCCCAAAATTTTCATTTAAGGTATTCCAAATACCCTCTGCATAGTCATTAGCAGAATAATCACTAATAACTATCATCGGGTCATAATCGGAACCATTGTTATAAATAAGTAGGAACCAAGCTAATTGGCTATTATTTGAATCCTTTATAAGGAATTCGTCTTCATCACCTAGGGCCATGTTACTCAGGATTTCTTGAGGGTCCCTAGAGTTTTCGACTTCATATTCATATTCACCAGCAATAGAGACACTGACAGAATTGCCAGCGTCTACTAGTGCAAGGGTAACCAGTGCGTTCAACACTGGTCTTTCTACTGGGGTTGCACCTTGGGGTTCATTGTTCATTTTACTAATTCCTCTATTCGTGATTGGGGTACTAATTCAGCTTCACCAGCGTTATTAGCTCTTAACCATTGGTTAATATGTTTACTAGTGGTTACTGAATATCTCTGCTTTGTGCGTAGGAAACGGCCACTGGGAAGCATAGCCGCCACTGGCGTTTCGTAGCTAAACAGAATGTGCACAGGTCCGTTATGTAGATCAAACGTGACCTGAGTTTTATTACTACCGATTGGCGTTAGTTTCATTTTGTACTTTCCTCTGTTATATCAACAAAAAAATAATAGTCGGCACCGTAGTCATACCAAATTTCAATGCCGAACATCGTTCCAACATAGCGACTATGGGCAGGTTTATTTTGCTCCCTAGTCTCTATTTCCTGCCAGTCTAAGCCGTATATGGCGTCCTCTGGATTAACTACACAAATGTAATCAAATACTCTCATTTCGTACCCTCCAATTGATACAGCAGAGGCCCCAGTATTACCTAGGGCCTCTCCTTTATCAACTATGAGTGTATCCATCGGGCTCAATAGCCAAAAACATATTGCACCATTTAATGACTATTGCAGGGTCTCCGAACATAGGCATTGCAGACCGTCTAAATTGTAGATAGGTCATACCTTGATTCGAATGCTCCCATTTACGCAATAACGCTTTTTGCTGGTTTTTGGTGATTTTGGTTACTCGTGTGTTCATCTTTAATATTCCTCATAGTCCCAATAGTCGCGGTTTTGATCCCGTAGTGTTTGAAAGTAGGCCTTATCCTGTAAGACCTCTACCCATAAATTTAGGGACTCTGGGAATTGATCCCGAAGTCCCTGCAGTTCGTCATATGCGTCCTCAGCATCAAACCAAGTACGCTTTGAGGGCCGGAAGTCCACCCCTGTTTCGTCTGTACCCATAACAATATAAGACATTAGTAATTCCTCCCCCATTCTTCGTGCACGATGTAGTCGTCATTATCGTCTCCTGAATACTTAGGCACTACCGTCACAAACTGCAGGAATGAACACCCACAGCAATCATGGGCACAACTACAGCGAAACCAATAGTGGTCACGCATCCAGTCTGCTACCCACTGGTTTATAACGTCGTGGGGCGCGTTGGCCCCGTAGAGTTCATAGTAAAAGCCGAATGAGGACATATCGTCCTCGTAGTCAGCCCGTGAAATGACCTTGCACCCAAATTCGGATGCAAGTTCGTTGGACAGTCTAGATTCCCGCATTACTCCTCCCTAAGGCCCCTGAGGGCCTCCCTTACTGTCGATAAGTTGAATTTACCGCCATCGGGCGTGGTAGTCCCATCCAGACCAAAAAACCATAGGAAGGTTCCTGCGGCATCATTAATGTCTTTGTGGGCCTCCAGAACGGATAGGCACTGCTCATACCACCATTCGTCATTAGATAGCCATAGGGCCACGTTCCAGTGGTCCCATGACTGGTGGCCGTTATAGCCCTTAGTCGTGATTTTGATTACCTGTCCCATTTTAAATCCTCGCAGTCAGTGGCATGTCAGTGTCCCAGAACACTAGGCGATCACCCTTTGCAAATACTTGCTTACTAATGTCATCCCAGCTGTCGAGGTCGTAGGTGCGATAGGCCCTGTCGTAGGGCCCTCGTAAATAAGTAGTGCTGGTGGGTTTACCGCTCCGCACTAGGTGAACAGTGGCCCCGAAGGGCACCTCTCGAACTGTCGTTAGCTTAAGCATGTCTCACCCCCATTCCCGTGAAACACGGTCTGTATGGTCTGACATAGCGACCCGATAGGGCATGTCGTAGTGGCCATGGTGAAAGTGCCCATTGCACCCAGCGAAGTAGTGAGTGGAGTACGCACGGTCTTCTGGGCTATGTAAGCGCTTCAGTGTGACCACTGCCGCGTCACGAGTGACTGATATGTCAGCCCTGACAATCTCACAGTGAAATGGGAAGGCCTCAGCCCTCCGCTCAATTCGTTCCATTAATCTCAGTGTGTTCATTTCGTTCTATCCTTATTCCAAATTGTTCTATAGGTACCGCCTCCTGCGGTCCTCTTTAAATACTAAATATCGCTCAATTCGTTCCATTAATCTCAGTGTGTTCATTTCGTTCTATCCTTATTCCAAATTGTTCTATAGGTACCGCCTCCTGCGGTCCCTTTTAAATACTAAATATCGCTGTCGTGGTCAAGTGGTCCTTAAGTGCAGCCGAAATGCTGCCTAAGTTCCCCCTGCGGCTACTACATAGGCCCTCACATGTCAACACTTGAAACCTAAAAACTCGAATAATGTTTCCCCAATGGTTTTACAAGGGTCCGCCATAGTGGCCCTTAGAGGTCAATTCTGGGCCTCCTAGGGCCCTGTGGATAACTTGGGGATTACGTTAGTATTCACTAACAAAGTTATCCCCACCAGGGAACGCTAGTTATTCACAGGTTATCCCCACCCTGTGGGTATCCTGTGTACAACCTGTGGATAACTTCAGTTCGGCAGCTTAAGTTTTATCCACAGGATGTCCCCAAGATATCCCCAACCTGTGGAAAACCTGTGGATAACTTGGGGCCGGGGAGGGGCCAGGGACTTCTGGACTATAGCTGTAGCCACCTAAGCACAAAATAAGGCAAAATTAGGATAATTAACTGTAAATTATACTTATGTAACCGTTTGATTACATTACTAAAACTACTATTTAGTTATTTACTGTTAAAATAGCTTGACTTTCGTGTAAACTTATGGTATACTATTGTTGTAATTAGGGATAATTTATGTTATGACCGACGTTGTTAAAAAAAGAGGTCGTGGCAGACCCCGGAAGTCTGAAGTAGCCGCTGTAAAGCCCGGAAACAAGGGTGTAGTAGGCCGACCAAAGGGTGACGCAGCGATAATCAACGAGTACAAGGCTAGGATGTTGGCTAGCCCTAAGTCTCGTAAGGTCCTAGAGACTATTTTTGATGCTGCTTTGGACAACGACCATAAGAATCAGGCCGCTGCTTGGAAACTTGTGATGGACCGTATACTGCCAGTGGGTGCCTTTGAAAAAGACGTAGTAAAAGACAATGGTAGAAACGCTATACAGATCAACATTAGTGGCGTAGGTACTGCTGAAGTATCAACACCAGAGATAATCGAAGGAGAAGTAGTAAATGAGTCTTAAGCATTTTACTAGAGAAGAATTCGATTGTCAAGTCTCTGGCACCAACAACATGGAACTAGAGTTCCTACAGAAGTTAGACGAGTTAAGGGCATACTGTGGATTTCCTTTTGTGATTACTAGCGGATATAGACACCCGACACTACATCCAATAGAGTCAAGAAAAGACGTTCCCGGAACACATGCCCAAGGGATCGCAGCGGACATAAAAATAATAAACGCTGCTGATCGCCTTAAGCTTGTTAACTCTGCTCTTAAGCTAGGATTTACAGGTATTGGTGTTGCTTCTGACTTTATCCACGTTGACACCCGTGGCACAACTCCTGTTATGTGGACGTACTCCTAATGTTATATACAAAAAGCAAGAATCTGACAAACACCTCTACGCAGACAATTGTAGAAATTCCTGCTGGTTACGTTGCACACTGGAACATGGCGTTTGTATCTAACCTACATAATTCTACTAATGACATTAGGTTGTTTATAAAAAAACCCGACCCTGCTCCAGACGTGTTCATTTATAATGGCACCAACGTATCTTCTAAAGAAAACTTACTGCTTGACGGTAATGCGGTGTTTGTGTTGCAACCGGGAGACATTATCAGAGCATCAGCAGGTAGTGCGGGTAACATCGAAGTAGTGGTTACATTTGATCTGTTAAAAGCACCAGCGGTGTTCAATGACTTCAATGGATCTTAATATAGAACTACTGCCTTGGCAGCAAGATGTCTGGGCAGACGACACAAGATTTAAAATAGTAGCTGCTGGGCGACGTACAGGTAAGTCTAGGTTAGCAGCATGGATGTTAATCGTTAACGCACTACAGGCAGACAGAGGCCATGTATTTTACGTTGCACCTACTCAGGGACAAGCCAGAGACATCATGTGGCAAACCTTGCTGGAACTGGGGCACCCTGTTATCGCTGGTAGCCATATTAATAATCTGCAAATTAAGCTTGTCAACGGTGCTACCATTAGCCTCAAAGGTGCAGACAGACCAGAGACAATGCGAGGTGTCAGCCTTAAGTTCCTAGTGATGGACGAGTACGCTGACATGAAGCCAGAGGTATTCGAGCAGATCTTGAGACCTGCCTTGGCTGACCAAAAAGGATGTGCAATGTTCATAGGCACACCTATGGGACGTAACCATTTTTATGAACTGTACAAATATGCGGAACTGGATGATGACCCTACGTACAAAGCTTGGCACTTTACTTCTTATGATAACCCACTACTGGACCCTAGTGAAATTGACATTGCTAAAAGGTCTATGTCGTCTTATGCGTTTCGTCAAGAATTTATGGCGTCGTTTGAAGCCCGTGGGTCAGAGATGTTTAAGGAAGATTGGGTTAAGTTTGGCGAAGATGAGCCGGAAGTAGGAGATTACTACATTGCCGTTGACTTGGCGGGCTTTGAAGAAGTCAACAAGAAGAAGACTAAGAACTCCAAGCTTGACGACACAGCCATCGCCGTGGTTAAGGTCAATGAGCATGGTTGGTATGTTGACAATATCATATACGGTAGATGGTCACTTGACGAAACAGCAGCTAAGATATTTCAGGCCGTTAGAGATTACCGTCCCGT